ATGAAGCAGAGTACTAAGTATTTTGTAGATAGTAAGGGTAAACCTTTTATCTATGAAAAGACTAAGCTAGTGCCTCTCAAATATATGAAAATTAAGAAAGTGGAGCGTAAGTCCTATGCTACACTAATATGGGTAAAGGGGCACAATGCTCCTTTTACCGTACCACGCCCTCCCGAAGATGGTAACACATGGGCAGGGGTTCTGCATCTACATGGAATACCGTGGATGCTTTATGAGTACTCAGACGAGAAACTCAAAGACACTAGAAGAAAAGTATAATATGGCTAAAAGACGTAAAACTTTATCAGGTGTAAACTTTGACTTGAGAGAGATCGAACCTTTAACACGTAACCAACTAAAAGCATTTGATGCAAGTAATAACTTGGTACTGCATGGATTAGCAGGAACAGGTAAAACCTTTATATCATCATATCTAGCATTTGATGATATGGCTAAGGGAGACTATCAAAAGCTAGTAATTATACGAAGTGCAGTACCTACTAGAGATATTGGGTTTCTGCCCGGCACTGAAAAAGAGAAAGCCTCTGTATACGAAGAGCCTTATAAAGATATTGCAAACGACTTGTTCGGTCGAGGAGATGCTTATGAGATTCTTAAACAGAAAAATTTAGTAGAGTTTATGACTACTTCGTTTATTCGAGGTATAACACTACGAGATGCGGTTATTCTTATTGACGAGTGCCAAAATATGTCTTTCCACGAGCTAGACTCTATTATCACGCGTATGGGTGAGAACTGTAGAGTTATATTTTGTGGAGACTTCCGACAAGCTGACTTGAGAGGGAACGGTATTAAAGATTTCTTCCAAGTATTAAAACGTATGGGTCTATTCACCTTTATAGAATTTGAGGTAGAAGACATTGTGCGATCCGAGTTTGTTAAAACTTATATTATTGCTAAGAACGAACTTGAACTATGAAGGCAGTCATAAGCCACAGAATTTATATGGAATGCGGTGCTGATCTCCAAGAGAAGATCGACAAAGAGCTCACATATTCAATTCCTACGCACAACCCTTTAGATCCGCCCCAAATCATTAAGAATATGGGCATTATTCGTAATGGGTTAGTATCACTACCAATAGGACGTACGGATTTGATACCGTCGCACTACGAAATAGTTGATAAGCGAGTAAACAAACCTGTGGACTTTCCTGACTTTAAGTTTGATTTACGACCAAGTCAGCAAGCGGTTTATGACGAGATCGAAGACAATAGTATAATTAACGCATGGGTCAGTTGGGGTAAGACATTTACAGGTCTTGCTATCGCAGGCAAGCTAGGTCAAAAGACTCTCGTTATTACCCACACTGTCCCTCTGCGAAATCAGTGGGCAAAAGAAGTAAAGAAAGTCTATGGTTTTGAACCAGGCATCATAGGCAGTGGTAGATTTGAAATTGACGCTCCTATCGTGATTGGGAATACTCAGACTTTATACCGCAATATCGAGAAGATTCGTAAGGAATTTGGAACTATCATACTTGATGAAATGCATCACGTTAGTAGTCCTACCTTTAGTAAACTTTTAGATACAAATTACTGTAGATATAAGATAGGTCTATCGGGTACTATAGAAAGAAAGGATGGTAAACACGTTGTGTTCAGAGATTACTTTGGTAATACTCTTTTTAAACCACCTAAAGAAAACTATATGACCCCTACAGTACATATTGTACCATCAGAGATTCGTTTCATGGATGGTGCAAAGATTCCCTGGGCTAACAGAGTAACAAAACTAGCTACTGATGAAGAGTATCAACACACAGTAAGTATGCTTGCCGCGGCCTACGCCGCAAGAGGGCATAAAGTGCTAGTAGTAAGTGATCGTGTTAGCTTTTTGAAAAGATGTGCAGAACTTACTGGAGACAAAGCAATTTGTGTAACTGGTGAAGTATCTCACGAAGATCGAGAAACGCTTGTAGATGAAATTCTCTACGGGGATAAAGAGGTTCTCTACGGAACGCAGGCAATTTTCTCAGAAGGTATATCAGTAGACACGCTAAGCTGTCTTATACTTGGTACACCTGTAAACAACGAACCCTTACTTACGCAGCTAGTGGGCAGGGTAATTCGTAAAAAGGAAGGTAAGATTGATCCAGTCATCATTGATATTCACCTCAAAGGGAACACTGCTCGCAAGCAGGCTTCTAATAGGGTAGGATTTTATATGAAACAAGGCTGGAACATGAAGTACCTTTAAAAAAATATTTCTTGACAACTTACTTAAACTTCGGTATAATATATGCTCTTATTTGATTGGAAAAAGATATTCGATACAGCGTCGGGTAGCATTTACAACTGCAACCTTATTATGGAAATGCTTATAAAAGGCAGTGTTCCTAAGAATAAATACGACCCTATCTATTCTTTTTCACAGAAAAACTTTGTCGGTAACTCTTTTCTGGTACATCCAGAGTTTCTTCTGTACAATTCCTATAAGTATGAACAAAAAGAAGTATGTATGTATTACGCACTGGCTTCCTTGCGAAGTCTGTCGGATTATTATGCAGATAAAAAAACTACGCTAGATTCACTGCATTGTCCAGTGCCTCTAGAAGAAATCAACGACAACAGGCTACTCATAGTAGACGAACAAAATATAACGTTTATCTATGAAGAAGTCACACTGGAGACTATACACTAATGGCATTATCCTTTAATAAACAAACGGGCGGAGCCCAAAAATCATCAATCGACACCTTTCAATACGTAGACGGCGACAATAAAATGCGCGTAGTTGGCGACATTCTTGCACGCTATGTTTACTGGATCAAAGGCGAGAACGATAAAAATATTCCAATGGAGTGTCTATCTTTTGATAGAAATTCCGAACGATTCAACAATGTAGACAAAGACTGGGTACGTGAGTACTATCCTGATCTTAAATGTGGGTGGAGCTATGCTACACAGTGCATTGAAGGCGGTAAAGTAAAAGTAGTAAACCTCAAGAAAAAATTGTGGGAACAAATTATTACTGCTGCTGAAGATCTAGGTGACCCTACTGATCCTGATACGGGTTGGGACATTTGTTTCAAGCGCGTAAAGACTGGTCCACTACCTTACAATGTTGAATATCAACTACAAGCACTTAAGTGCAAGCCTCGTCCGTTGACTGACGAAGAGCGTGACTTAGTTGCTGATCTAAAATCTATGGATGATGTAATGTCACGCCCAACACCTGACGCTCAGAAAGAGCTTCTTGATCGTGTTCGTGGCGCAGCTAACGAAGCAGATGACGAGTTACTTGACGAAGAGTTTAATGTAGGATGATTCTCTTTACGGCAGACTGGCACATAAAGCTGGGGCAGAAAAACGTCCCTGTAAAGTGGGCTACAAACCGTTATCAAATGTTCTTTGACCAAATCTATGAGTTAGAGAATGAGTGTAATATGCACATAATCGGTGGCGATCTCTTTGATCGTCTACCGAATATGGAAGAGTTGGAACTTTACTTCAAGTTTATTCGTGGAGTAAAGATTCCAACTATTATTTATGATGGGAACCATGAAGCTACAAAGAAGAACAAGACGTTCTTTACACAGCTTAAACAAGTATCCAGAGATATTAACCCTCTTATAAATATAGTAGATATATCGTATGTAGATAACGATCTAGGCTACGGCATATTGCCCTACGCTGATCTGCACAGAAAAGGTGCTATAGATCACTTTGATAAGAGTCAGCCCTTGTTCACCCATGTCCGAGGAGAGATTCCACCACACGTTAAACCAGAGATCGACCTAGATTTACTAGAAGATTTCCCTGTCGTATTCGCAGGAGACTTACACTCTCACAGTAATACACAAAGAAATATTGTATACCCAGGTAGTCCCATGACTACATCATTTCATAGAACAAAGGTAAAGACCGGGTATCTATTGATCAATGAGAATAATTGGGAATGGATGTGGGAACAGTTTAATTTACCACAACTACTTCGTAAAACAGTAACAACCGAAGATGAGATGATTCCAACAGAGTTTGATCATACTATTTACGAGATAGAAGGCGATATACAAGATTTAGCAGAAGTAAAAAATTCAGAATTGCTAGACAAGAAAGTAGTAAAGAGAAAGTCAGAAGCGACTCTCATCATGGACAAAGAGATGTCTGTACAGGAGGAGCTAGTAGAGTATCTAAACTATATTCTTGAAATAAACCCCGATAAAATACCAGACATAATAGGCACATACAATGATTACACTACAAACGTTGAGATGGGATAACTGCTTTAGTTATGGTTCTGGTAATGAGTTACAATTAAATGATAATACGCTAACCCAAATTCTGGGAACAAATGGTATGGGCAAGTCGTCTATACCATTAATTATAGAAGAAGCGTTATTCAATAAAAACTCAAAAGGGATTAAAAAAGCAGACATTCCTAACCGTTACATTAATGATGGTTATAATATCTACCTGTCTCTTACAAAAGATGACAATAGATACGAGATTACAATCA